AATTCAAAAGCAAAGTTCCTTTTTCTTGGGTCTTTATTGAACCTACTTAATGAATGGCAGTCAATGATATCCCCATTCAACAGAACCGCATCAACCTTTTCCTTCTTGAATCTTGTTAGTGCCTCTGTCAATGATTCTACACAATGATATGGAAAATGAATATCAGTAAGTATTCCAATCCTTTGATGCCCTTTAATGATATATGGCTTGTATTCTTTCTCCTCTGATTCAGGCAGTTTGTATGGATTGTAACTTCTCGCTTCTCTGACAAATTTTTTGAAATCTTCACCTTTCATTTTGGTTCTATGATATGTACCATTGTTACCTTCAATCCTTCTCAACAATCCCCTGACCTGCTCCACGCCCGAAAACACTAATTTATTTTCAGCATAAATGATTCTTGCCAACTTCAAGTTTGGCATATCAGGATGCTTTGTCCTGTATTGTCTTGCCAGTTCAGATTTGTTCATATAGGTCTGCTTCTTCTTTTCTTCTTTTGGTCAGTCCATTCAACACCTTCAATTCACCATTCACCCTTGCCTTGTTCCACTTCATAAATTCATCTCTTATTGTTCTATCATTTGGATTCACAAGAATCTTCCTGTACATGGTTGACCTCTTGAATGCACCTACTCCTAAATTGTAGATAAAAGAACTCAAAGCATCAAATTGATTTTGATTGAAAAAAACATTCATAGCATTCAATGCATGACTCTTATTCTCCAGTTCCCACATCAACAATCTCTCTGCATCAGGTAGTGATATAATCTGACCGGGAAATACTTTCTTTCCATCACTCCACATGGTTGATCCATAACCAATAGTCCACACACCTGCCGGACACTTGTATGCAGACCTTTTGAATCCTTCATACTTCTTAACTATATACACTGCATTTACAGATGGCTTCATCTTTTTGCTTGTAATATGTTAATGATGACAGACAATGAAAGTGCAATCAACAACCACAACAACCACTTACCATTGCCTTCTGATTTTTTAAGATAGAAATCTTTATCAGCACTCAATTGATTGATGGTGGTATTCAGTTGAAATAACTTTGCAGAATCAGATACAACCTTATATTCTGTAAAGTACTTTGGTTTCTCTTTGACAATCACCCGAAGATTCTCAAGATTCTGATATGCTATCTTTAAGTTGTATTCAAGTGTTTTGATTCTGTCCTTGTTTTCAATCATGATAGTATCATTCAAAATCTGATTGATTGTGTCCTTCAGATAGATGATTTGCTTGTCAAGTTCTGCGAACATGGAATCTGCTCTTCTCTTATCCTCTTCAGTCATCTTTACAACTGCCCATCCACATGGAAACCAACTGGATGTTTTCTTTGCTACTATTTCAGGGTGTTTTGCATAGGCATTGTTCAATTGCTTTTCTGCAACCTTTGATGTGTAACAAGATGCCAATAAAAAAAGTAAGGGGATATATTTCATATAATTAAATTAAAAAAGAAGGGTGTGTAGAAACACACCCCGAAAGCACGAACCATTAAACCTTAATAACTCCTTCTGCTTTTACCCTACCAATGATGGCAAGGACAGAACCAACAACTCCCATGAGTTGACCAATGATGACACCCACATTGCCTTGTGCGGATTGAATTGCTTCGGCATAGGATTTCAACTGGTCAAAATCAGCATTGGGTGGAAGAGTAACATCAGGCACTTGCAGATATTCTGTCAAGAAAAAACCCAATCCACCAATGATGATGCCCCAAATGGTCTTTGATTGATACCACTTTTTCATATGTATGTGTGTTTAGTTTTCCAATTTAACCAACCTCTCTTCGTGATCCCTCACATCTTCTTTCAATGCCTCTATGTCTTTTTTGTTAGCAATATCAGAAATCAATATATCCTGAACTGCGTGTTCAAAAGCATCCAATTTCTCAATCATTCTTTTGCCAAGATATCCCAACATTGTGATTACTATACCAATCAACAGGTTGGTCAAAGTAATTGAACTCATAGTGTTTTGAATTTTTTTCTTGTTCTTATTTGATTTACTAATAAAGTTGGTTCATATAAACCAATGAAATTTGTAATGATATTATTTCCTGCAAAATCTTTATTAAATCCAACTGGTGTACCATTTGAAATTGCAGAACTTGTATCAACAAGATGTAAATCCCAATCTTCAGGATATATTGCTGATGTATCTTTGAAAATCTTTGTTGTGTTTATGTATTCATTTGTTCCTAATTGACCCCCAACTGCACTCGGATTTGTGAATTGTCCTTTAATGTAATATAAATTATTTGTGTGTTTTAATTTTGTTCTTGTATTAGAATAAATAATTTGTGTGCCATTTGTGACATAAAATATGTTATTCCTTATATCGGCTATGGTATCCGGATTACCTTTGAAATTATCGCTTGGATATTGTACACCTGACCTATGTCCTGAATAGTTACAAGATGGAGGATTCTGCGGATTGCTCCATGTAGTATCTGTATTAGGCAAAGCATCATTAGGACATTTATTAGCACTTCTAAAAAACCACCATGCATATTGTCCTGTATTATTACCACTAAATGATTGCCCATCATTGTACATATCGTAACCAAAATTAGGACCTGATATTCTTGATTTGTTGTTATTGATTACAACATTATTGAAAAACCTTATGTTCTTGACATAGCCGCCAAATGCTGAACCGGGTTCTCCATGTATATATGCAAGTTGTAGGCAGTTTATTACTTTATTGAAAGCAAAAGTATCATTCTGTGCACCCGATAAAGTATCCACATCATCAATGTTTCCAATTTCAACCATCCCTGAACAATCAATAAAAGTATTGTAAATAATTTTGGAATGCCTCAAATTAAATACATCAACACCGACTCCAAGCAATCCTTTTGACGAACTTATACGACCTGATTTTCCCCATGCTCCCTTGACATAGTTATATGATATAACATTGTAAAGACCATTTATTGCCTCAAATGCTCCCGAACCAACATCATAAGTTCCAGTTGTATCTGTTGTTGTCTTGAGATTTGTTATTGTATTATTTGTCAATGTACATCTGATACCCATCAAAGCACCAACTGCAAAAGATACATTATCAAATACACAATTTTTAACAATGCAATCTTTGATAATTTTACTACTATTTGCAATGGTATCTAAAAAATTGCCTTTTGATGTAATGCCTAATATCAAACAACTCCTTGTGTATGCCGGATTGGATTTATCAGTCAATGGAAATCTTGTATCCATAAATCTCAACCCATCAATGACAATCCAACTAACTCCTGAAAATTGAAAAACATTATGTGTGCTTGCAGATGTTGGAATTGATGCGACTGGATAGTAAAAGTTAGGTAAACTGTCATTTGAATTTCCATAGTTTGTCAATACTATTGGATTTGCTTGCGTGCCACTTGGTGCAGTATAATCATTCGGTGGATCATTTATCCATGCACAACTAACAAAAGGAAATCCTTCAGCAGATGTATAACCATTAGAAAATGTATCACCTCTTTTGAAAGCAATGGTATCACCCGGCAAAAATGTACTATTGCCATTAGTAATAAGTGCCTGTAATTTTTTCAATGTTTTCCAAGGTGTATTTTGATTTTGTGCTTGTGCAATAGAATAACTATCATTACCTGTTGAAGAAGAAAAATAAAACTTTCTTCCAAAACATAGGAAAGGAAACAAAATCAATATCAAAATTCTAACCATCATACTTCAAGTATTGGTGTTCAGTTGGTATTTCTTCATCAACCAATTCAAACAAATCAGGATGTTCAACCAAAGAAGGATGTTCAGACAATGGTGGTTCACCTTGTCCTCCATATCCTTTTGTCTGTACTATGGTGTATGCCTCACCAACAATACTATTCTTTTGTCTGATATGTAGCATTAGTTTACAAAGTATTGAATAGTTAACAATGCATTCTTGTAAGCACCCGATGCACCTGATATGCCTAATTCATATCCATTGTCGGCAGAGTTTACCCGAAGAAAACATCTGCTTACTGATGTATTGGTTGCAGTATTTGATGTTGTCATCTGTCCAGTTCCAAGATATAATATTTCTGATGCCGCACCCAATCCTGTGGGTTCTTTTGGTGTAGGGCAATCAGTTGGTAATGGCATTGCTACTGCAGTCAAGGCACTTCCGGCAGTAGCATATACAAGTGTGATATTCAATGTAACCATATTACCAACCCTTGTCCAGTTGTATGTATGATTGGTTGCACCTGATGGTGCAGTTGTTCCTGTCCATGTTATGGTCTGTGAATAAGTTTGAATTGATGGATCACGAAATATTTGGTCAGTCACATTTGCCGCACTTCCTGTATTGTTTGCTTTGAATGAATATGCGGCAATGTTTTTTCTTTGAAATACAGATGTATCTGATGGCTTTATATAATTGCTTCCAATAGCATTCACAACAGATACATCATGCCACAAGGAATCTACTCTGCTAAATTGCAACAATGTAGAATCAGCAGGTACAGTTGCTATGCTTACATCACTCAATTCATCTAATTGCCACCCATTTTCTATTTTGATTTCAATAGTGCCAAATGTGGGGTGTGCCCTTGTCACACTTCCCAACTTGCAGATATGATTTGGTGCAAGTGGTTTTGTTGTTGTATAACCTCCGGCAATTGTTGGACTTAAATACAATACATCACCATCTGTGTAAGTTGATGTAGGTAGATTCAGATTTGTAATGTTTCCTGCTTGTATAATTATGCCTGAATTATTATCAGCAATGTCATTTTCAACAAGTGCAAATGTCTTGTAAGAATTCGCTTCATTGTTTGCCTGTGCCAGTGCAATAGTTGGTAAGTTACTTGAATGCCTTCCTGTAATGTAAACAACACTACCTTTTGCAATTGTTACACCTGTATTGTTGTATGCAGTTGTGACCAATCTTGTAGCACTTCCTGCTATGGATGCCCTTATAGTATATGTAGTTGATGTTGCACCTTTTTGAAATGTCAATGATGAATCATTGGGTTGACTTACTGAAATCAAGAATGCATTGGTTGTATCAATCATTCTTCTGTACAAACTTGCACTATCTGAATTCAAATAGATTATGGTAGAATCATTTGACACCCTTGTCAATATCGGATTCTCTGTATAAACTACATCCTTATTGAACTTGATAGTATCTTTCAAAGTATTTGGCTTTGTCAGAAAGAAAGATGTATCAGTCAACTTTGTGATGGTAGTATATGCATTGTTGATTCTGTTTGATAAACTGGTTGTATCTGTTGATCCACCACCACCTGTACCAATAGAATCTTTGTATTGAAAAACAAAAACACCATTCTTCCTTGCAAACACACTATCATTGCTTCTTTTCAAACTATCAATTCTTTGATTGATTCTGTTTGATAATGATGTTGTATCTATTGTACCACCGCCTCCAGTTCCACCCTTCAAAGTATCCCACACCAATGTCTTTGAATTGTACACATAGAACCGATTGTTGCAAGTATCAAAAGCAATAGCACTATACTTTGTATATGTGCTTTTCAATGTAGGCACACCACAAGTAGTTGGTATCTGCAAAGTAGAATCAAACTTCATCCGCTTCGCATCATATCCATATTGTGGCATCAACTGATACACCTGTGCATCAGATATCTTGCAAACAAAAATCAGCAATATCAGTATTAGTTTTCTCATGATGGGAATGAACAATTAGGATTTGAATCAGTTATATTTATATTCAATGTCAATGTCACACCTGACAGATAATCTTCAAACTTTTCAGATATCGCATTCCATGTGATACTTGTATCAATGGTAATCTGCAAATCTTTTCGCAATACAGAAATCAAATCATTGGCAATGCCATGCATATCTGAAACAACATCTGTTTCATACTCACCATCAACACCACTCTTATCTAAAAACCAAAACTGAAATTGGTATTGCAAATCCCTTCCAAAATTGAAAGAACCTGTATTGCAGATGTAACTACAATTCGGAAAAACAGGTTGCTCATCTCTGAACAACCACTCTGTCGGTGAAGCAAACCTTACACTTTTCACCATTGGATGACTTTCCATTAGTGTTTGTACTTTGCTTACTATTTGATTGTAGGTCATTGAATTTGTTTCTAACTATTTCAACATATTTTTTTGAGTACCTCTGTCCTTTAGGCATATTTATCTGTAAAGAAATGTGAACAATTCATTAGCCATTGCAACATCTCCAGTTGGTAATGTTACAACCGCACCATTGATTTGAATGAATCCTGTATCATTGGTAGATGTTGTAGTGATGACCTTGACAAGTCCACTTCTTGATGCGACAAGGCAAGTCCTTCCACCTAAATCTGAAACATTGAATGTATTCTCACCTCCAGTTGCAGTATAATATGCAATCAAAGGTGCACCATATCCACTTGTTGTATTGATATTGCATGGATTCCTTTCAAGATATTCACCCAAATATATTGGTGATGTGTATGCTTTTTGCTCCGGGAAAATCACATCAAATCCACTTCCATAATTGAAATACTCAAAGTACAATACATAGTTTTCTTGCAAGTACCGGATCAACCTTGTCTTGTAGAATTCCGCCATGCTCTGATACTTCTGCTCAATCAATTCCAAATCTGCTCTGCTCGGTGCATTGCTTTCCTCTGAAAACTTTTGCAAGAAACCTTTACTGAACAACTGGAATCCCATTGTCATGGGTAACATACTCATAGTATACCACACCAATGCATCTGTGACATAATCATCAATCAACAATTCTTCATTTGCAGTCAGATTGTTTGCATCAATCCCATCCTGCAATCTCTTGTATAACTTACTCCCAAGTGCAGGTTGTATGTGCATATCCTGTGCAACCTTAATCATAGGAAACAGTTGTTTCCCATCAATGGAATTAGATGCACCTGTCCTTTCTTTGAACAGAGATTCAGTTATGAATATGATGTTTTTACTCATTGTTTTTTCTTTACAAGATGTGAAACCCACCGATGCCTGCAATATGGTCTTCTTGAACCATCAGGTTCTGTGTACCATCCGCCTCTTCTATCCCAAACACTATAACCCAATCTCTCTGAAATACTTTCAATATCACTTCTGCTCCACATCTTTGATTCACTCAACTGCAACATCTTCCGGCAGAACAATCTATTCCTGTCATCCTTTGGACCCTCATAAGAATAGCGAATTACAAGTGTGGTTGTTTTCGCATTCTTTCCACCTAATTCTGATACAGGTTTCAGAACCTTGTACTTCGGACTTTCATTGACCTTGCTTGGAATCATGTCAATGATTTTGTTGGCAGTCAATTCCTTTATTATTTCCTTGACATATGATATGTCCAGTTTCAATGTTTTTGCAAGAACTTCAGGTGTGATGTTTTGGTCTTTGGTCATCAAATCAATAATATTTGCAGATGCCTGATTCAAATCAATGGCGAAATACTGCATATCAATCAAGTTCTTTGATTCAATGATTTCATAATTTTTTTTTTCCTCACCACATTGGCTGAACTCTGTAACTATTATATCATCTTCATCCATGCTGAATTGCTGAATCTCATCATCAGTCATTGGATCATCATCAATTCCCAAGAATGTATTGATATCAGTATCAGTAAATCCAAAACCATTCTTCAGCATCAATGATGCTTGTGCCTTTGTAAGTTTACCTTGTGTAAACTGGCGAACAATCCGCATGACATTCTGATGTTGCCTACCTGTAAGATTCTTGATGGCATCATTAGATACTTGCTTAATTTCATCTTGTACCGCAAGTTGTCCATCACTTGTTACTTGTGTATTTTCAAGTGGTTCTTTGCCCATGATTTCACGAATCTCATTCTGTGTAAGATTCGCTGACATTATTGATTCAGAGAATTCAAACTTCAATGGTTCAACTGGAACTATCTTGAATTCACCTGCCTCACCTTTCATTGCACGAAGAGTATTGAATATCTCTTCCATCTGATTTTGCCTATATGTTACATAGGTATTGTTGAATATCTCATAGGCATCACGAATCTCATTTCTTCCACCCAATTGTCCTTCTGTTTTGATACCCATAAGTGAAGGACTTACCACCTGATGAGATGCAAAGATTTCTTGTTGAATAAGATTATTGATATTGGTGAAATCCTCTTTGGTCAACATTGTGTTTCCCAAGTTCTGAATCTCTGCGGCATTATCTCTGCTCTTATT